ATGTATACAAACGTGCACCCACAAAACAGCGACCAATCCTTTCCTAATCGTAGCTACGGTTTCAAGGAATTGGCCGTACTCTATTTCCCGAACATCGCACCCGCTTCCGCTTCCATCCGCCTCAAGCAATGGATAAAAGACGATGCCGAACTGCTGGAGGCATTGCTGGAAACAAACTACGAACTAAGCAACCGCATCCTCACACCCCGCCAAAAGGACCTGATAACCACCTCTTTCGGCTCACCCTTTTAAACCTACTAAAATCACCCACAAACCAATGATTAAACAACGAAACATCACCCTCATTGTGGTACATTGTACCGCATCGAAATGTACCAGCAACCTCACCCCGGAAGCCCTCGACGCCCTACACAAACGCCAAGGTTTCACTGAATGCGGCTATCACTATTACATCACCAAAGACGGAACGATACACCACATGCGTGACATCACTCACGTCGGAGCCCATGCCAAAGGCTACAACACCCCATCAATTGGTATTGCCTACGAAGGAGGCCTAGACGCCTCCGGACGTGCCGCCGATACCCGCACCACCGCACAAAAGCAAAGCCTCGAAATCCTTCTTCGCTTCCTCCTGCTCTCCTACCCGGCAGCAAAAATTTGCGGTCATCGTGACCTCTCACCCGATCTCAACCACAACGGAACCATCGAACCCTGCGAGTACATCAAACAGTGTCCCTGTTTCTGTGTCTCCATCGAATACGGTTATTTAGGTGATAGATGATAGATAACCGTGCAGCATATAACCGTAGAAAGCACAGTCAACTATCATTTATCATCTGTCAACTATCATTTATCATTTCTCCCCTGTCAACTATCCCCACCTTTGCGGAGAACAATTAAAAAGGAGGTCATTATGAAACCATTTTGGAGAACGACGTTGAAAGTATTGAAAGTTATCGGTAAAATTTTTGTTTGGCTCACAGGGGCAGACAGTCCCGTGAAAGACGATGAAAAGAGAAACGATTAAGGAGTAACTTTACGATCGGAGTGAAAACCCCTGTTTTGAGGGCTGCGGAATACAAACCGCAGCCCTTTTTCGTGTACATAATCGTATGATGAAACACGTATCATCATAGATAAGAACATACGCCCGCACGCCTACGTGCGTATGATGTAGATTTGTAGCATTATTAATCATAAAACACCCATAAACATGGCAATTCAAATCAAATCAGCCCTGCGTAAGAATCCACAGGACAAAGCGGCAGCCGCTAAGTATTATCCCACCGTCGTTTTGTCACAGGAAATGACGCAGAAACAAATTGTCGAACAAATTGCAGACCGTTGTACGCTGACCGGTTCGGATATCAAGGCAGTGCTCGACGCTTTGATGACCGTTATCAAACGCAGTTTGGCCAACGGTTCCCCGGTTCGTCTGGGCGACCTCGGCTCTTTCCGTCCTTCCGTTTCCGGAAGAGGTATCGAAGATGCCAGTAAGTTCGGCGCAAACACCGTAAAAAAGGCACGTGTCATCTACGTACCTTCTGCGGAAATCAAGGAAGCCGTCAAGCTGTATTCTTTCTCCAAAGCCGGAGTAAGTACTGCCAGTGAAGATGGCGGAGACGAGAAGCCTAACCCGAAACCTGACGAAGGCGGAGAAGCTCCGGACCCGGCAGCTTAATTATCTTCGTTTCGCACATTACAAACCTACCAGAGAAAATACCCGGTGAATGAAAAATCATTTCACCGGGCATTTTTTTTTCGGGTGTTTGGTAGGCGGAATATGCTTCTGGAAGCCTCATAGAAAACATCAGGAGTTTTTTGAAAAACGTTTGATGAAATAAAAAAAACGTCTGATGAAATTTTGGAAACATCTCGAAGGGTTTCTAGTACGTTTTCACTTCTTTTCCGCCTGTTTTTAGATGTTTTATGTTCTATTCCCGCATGATTCTATCTGTAAATAAACATAGTGACATAGACAGAAACGCAATTATCTATAAAGCGATGGGAACGGACAAATGATAAGTTTGCTGTTTTACAGGTATTTTTCCTCTTTTCTTCTACAAAAATAGGTCACGGCCGCCCGTCAGTCAAGAACCGCTACGCTATTTCAGATAAAAATGTCCTGCGCTCCTGCGTCGTGCGGTATTTTTATCTGAAATTCCTTGCCTGCCGTTCATCCATGCCCTGGGAGATGTATAAGAAAAAAGGAAAAAAATGGGGTGGCGGTGCGTGGAGGCGGTTCTTTCATTTCTATTCTCGTTTTGATTAAAACGGTAGGTCGTCACCCGGTGCTGGGCGGCAATCTCTAACCGTAAACTTGTTTATCTCGAACGATTTAATAGAACAAAGAACATAAGCTTTCCTATTTAAAGACTCCGCTAACCGTTTTGCTTCTGTCTCTGCACTTGTCAAATCATTGTGCTTATATGCCGGGGTATGCTCGCCCTCTACATATACCATAAAGAAAAAATCTTCTTTCTCATTCATATCTGATTCGGTTTTACGCCAATTCTTGAAGATTTTTCAAAGATTGGCAAGTTTTTACTATTCAATTTTGTGACAATTGCTCTATTGTCACGGATTTCTTGTGCCTGTCTCTGCGGAGCGTCCCGAAGCGGACGGCGAAGCCGACCGCCGAAAACCACCAGTGTGTTCCGCAGGGCTGGGACTAGGCGGAAGTAACTTCGGGGCGGTGGTCGGGGTGGCGGCCCAGCCGCCATAGTGGAGGCGTTTGCCGCACGCAATAGTAACTTTCAGCCCGTTCCTGAAACAAAGGAAACCTCCCAATCAGCAGGAATATCTGGAATGCGCTGTTATGTTGAATTAAAGCACAAAATCCGGAACGGTTTTGGGACTAATTAAACATAATTGCCTATTCCGGATTTCCTGCGCAAACACTGCCCGTCATTAGAAACACCGGAAGACTACGGCGCACGCAGCATCACGTCAGCACGCGCCCGGAGGACGGCGAAGGGCGCTTACTTCCACAATACAAACCCGCTCAAGCGTAAACATCGGAAGACCACGCCGCACGGCTGTACTTCCCGTAAACGCTCTGTTCCTATAGTCAGACGAAAGGAGGTAGCGGATTGAGCCTTAGTCCCGGCGTTAGTGCCGGGCGGAGCGAAACCGCACCGGGCATCGCAGCGGATCAGCAACAAACAAAAGTAATTTCAAAGAATGTTCCTTAGCTGTACTTCCTTTGGTCAGCTGCAGGAGGGCGGCTTGGTGGGTGATTGTGCGGCTGTCAGCCGCGTTTCATCCCGCCAAGCGGCACGGTGAGCAAAACACCGAACGTCCGAGAAACGCTGACGGTGAAAGAATGTTCCCATCAAACACTGCCGGAGCAGGGCGGACGCATGGGGGTGCCGTCCTGTAAGGCGTCGCCCTGATGCGGCTGCGCTGCGGGGAGCAATCAGACGATAAGCCGCTCGCAAAAGTAATCCGCCCGGCCCGGCACTTGGTCATTACCTTCACCTGCTATCACATACCCGGCAGGATCTGCACTGATTAGCCAGGTACCGCTTGGCAAGTTGCTAGCAGAATCCGGCTGCAGGTTTCTTCCAGGAACAATTATTTGCTAGCAACCTACTGCAGCTCGAGTACA